GTAAGATATTATATCTTCTTGTAAGGTAAGAACATCTGTGTTTCTACCATCTAATAATTGTATCGCTCCAAATGAAGATTCACAATGTTTAAAGTTTGATAAACCTGCATTAAACTCATTTAATTTATTAATATTACTTTCTCCATTATAGATACCACTATAAGTAATATCTGAAAATCTATCAGCAGCTTTGTAGTCTTGAGCAGCAACCGTAGTTACTCTTTCTCCAAAATTAAAAGATTTACCAATAATTGAGTCACGTATTTTATAACTCTCTGCTCCGTTACCAAATGAAAAACAATTATAAAATCCCGTGTCTATTATAGCAGGAATATTACTTGCTATGTTTTGGTTTTGTATGTTACCTGCGTGATTACCATTTGCATCAATAGATAATGATAAATTATTTTCAAAAAATACATCAGGCAAAGCATCAGATGGTTCTGTTTCCCATATAATAGTATTTATAGCTCTATAAACTATAACTTCCATATCAACATAAAATCTTCTTCCATCAGCACCAAATCCTGTACAAGCCCAACCTGTACTAACATTCATCCAAAGTCTATTCGTAACAGCATCTCTATCAAATTGAAGATACACTGTATTAAAATTACAACCCGGAGAACCAAGACCCGGCACATATTCAATCGTAGCTCCTCCTGCAACCGAAATTGCAGGATTATCTAATGTAGCTGCTATATTGTCTCCATTAAACCAATCATACATATTATCATAATCTCTTGAAGAAGTATATTGAGTATCCAATATTGCTATTAAAGCTTCACAACTATTTCCTACACCCTGTCTATTCCCATTTATATAAAACTTTATTCTACTCCCCGCAGGAACAGAATAATCAAGATAAGTCCAAGTAGGGTGTGCCGGGTCTGTTCCGGCTATATTCATAGGATATTGACCTTCAGGACAATTTGTATCTCCAACTCCTGCAAAAACAAGAGGTACAAAATTACCTGCTGCTATAATTGCATTTGGGTCAACTACAAGATTAAAAGAATTTGGATTTAATTTTATATAAAGACCCGCAAGTACACTTACATTTTCCTTTGGATTTATAAAATCTTCAGCTTGTGCTTCTTTAGCAAGTACAGTTGTATATACACAGCTTGTAGTAGGACCCGATGTATCTGACTTAACAATTAATCTATCTCCATTTTCAACTTTTTTTGTATTTTCTCCTTCTATAAGAAACCAAACATCATTAGAATCAGGATCAGTAAAAAATATATTTGAATATATTGTTTCATAATTTTCCTCATCAGGTTTAATTACAAACTTATATCTTGTAGCCCAAGAAGGTGCTCTTTGTGTAACAGGTATAGTTACTTGAATTGAGTTTTTACTTGCAGAAGCACCACAAGGTACAAACTCTGTATTAAAAGGACTTACTAATGCTGTGGTTGAACGATTAAATTCATCCATATACACAATACCAATTTCATAACCTCTATTGCTATGTAAGCTTGAAGGATTTGCTATTTCTTGGAATATAGCTCTTGCAAATGTAAAACTATAATATTCATAAACTCTTTGAGTAATTGTCGTTAAAGAATTAACATATTCCATAGCAATAACTTGTAATCCAATAATATTACTTGCAGGAGTTGAAATTATTTTTATTGGTTGTAATATAGCATTTATACCACTTCCGTATTTTATTAAAGTATCTAAATTATTAGGTAAGAAACAATTTAATTGATCAGTAAAAGTAGTACCATCACAAGATGTTTGAGTACCCGGTATTGGACTATAAACAGGTTTAATGTTAGTTATCGTACCTATAGCTTGTTGAAACTCATTACTTGTAGCTAATGCATATACAGATGAATAACTTGTTGTTAAATTAAAAACAAAATCTAAATCTATAAAGTTAGTAGTCTCAGAAGGAAAAGGTAAGTCACCTGTAAAAATAGAATGATCTATAGTCATATTTATAGTAATAGACGAACCCGCTACTAAATTTATTCCTGTTAAATCAAAAGTTACAATTGAAGCTCCAATAAGTTCTCCTAATGCTGTTGGGTCTATATTATAAGTACCATTATCTGTAGAATCAACAATAGAAGTTTGTCCTATAGACTCAGATGTTAAAGATGTTGTATATTCAAATTTAACAGGAACTCCATTTTTATCAATTAAATCATAACCTTCTACATAATTACCATACATCAATCTATTGCCCATAATTGTTTGAGCTTTAGCAAATCGAGGTACATTGTCGTAAAGTCTTAAAATTTCTGCTTCATTTAATACTGTAAATATTTTACTATTGTTAAATGAATATTGATAAACTTGATTATTAGCAAGACCTAAATCTGCTTTATCAAGCTTCTCAATAATTTTAATTATATTTTTATTTGACTCTTTAAATAATAAATCAACACCAACCACAAGAGGTCCTCCTGAGTTATAGTCAATTAATGCAGCATTGCAAGAATTTACCATACCTTCATTTAGCATACTATTTTTACTAAACTCAAAAGGTTGAGGTATAAACGCAGGTTCTGACCATTGAGATGTTGCAGAGTATTCTCCATCAACATATTTATATCTATACGCAAAACATATAAATCTTGTCTCTAAGAAATTTTCCTGTCCACTTGTTATAATTGGTGTAACACTCGGAGATTGTATAGGTGGTTTTTTAATAACAAGTAAAGCCTCCGCTTTTACTTGGTCAATATTAGCAATTGGATTTGGGTATCTATTTGTTGTAGGTCTTATATTTATAAATCTTGGAGGATTATAATCGTCTGTAAAGAATATTAAATCCTCAATAAGATTTACTCCTGTTATAAGATAAGTTGGATTAAAATTCAATGTAGTATTTACATTACCACCATCATTTATACTAATAACGTGATACGTTAGTACATTTGTTAATATATTATAAGATACAATTAAATCAAGTTTTCCTGTAGCTCCAACAGTAAACGATGGGTCATGAACAAACCAATATATTGTTTCATTTGCGCTATCTTCAATAGCCCCAATACATCTTGCATTCGTGCTTAATTGAGTTCCATTAATATAAGCTAATGCAGTCAATGGGAGATTGCCTTTGGTGTTAGTAATAACCCCTACTTCAGATTTCTCAGTAGAACCCATTCTAACATTCATAGCATCAACATACTCACTCTCAGGAAGAAGTCGTTGATCAACAACTTTATTCATTCTACCTGATAAAAAATTTCTTGTGAAATTACCCATATTATTTTATTATCTTATCCATACCTCTTAAATTCATTAAGAGTCTTCCCGGATGAATATTACTGATTCTAATTTTTGCATTTCTTAATAATGCAGTTCTATCTTTTTTTGCTCTTGCTACTATATATTCTTGAACACCAAATTTAGAATTTAATATTTCATATTTAACAGCTGCATAAATATATTGTTCAAACAATTTATTAACAGTAATTAATGAATTATCCCCTCCTTCCATACCATCAGATATATACTCAAGAATACATAATTCACCCGCCATGCTTGAATCAAAATTTATAACTCCTGCTTTTTTGTCTATTTTAAAAGTAGGATTAAAATTAGCTGTCTCAGTATTTAATCCAAAAGCAGTTCCAATACCATAATCAAAATACCACATTCCATCGTAGTTCCAACCTTCTTGACCGTGAAATTGATTTCCTTGATTTAGGTAAATACTTTTCTTAGTTTTGGTAAGTCTATCAAAATCAATGTCTGAATATTGAGGTCTTAAAATATTTCCATTTTGGTCAAACAAAACATTTCCTTGTTGGTCCTGTAGATAAGCATTAGAAGATAAAATCTGAATGTTCTCAGTTAATGGTCTTAACCAACCATCTTTATATAATGATATACGAACCCAATTAACATAGTCTGATGGAAGTACATATCTTAAAGAATCAGCAACGCTTAACTCTAATACTTTTATTTCCTTGAATGCATCATAATTAAGTTCTTGTATCGCTCGTTTTGCGTGAAAGATTATTTTATATCTCTCTTCGTTGTTTACTAACGAATGGTTTCCTGCGTACATCAATAAAAAATTATTTACTACATCATCTAAACTAACATATTGATACGAACCCCAATTTGCATCTTGAGGTGTATTACCATTATTGTCATAATATTCATATTGTGATATATATGCCATTTTTTGTTATTTTTATTGTTGATTTATTTGTTGTTCTTGAACCATTCCAAATTGAGCAACTTCAGTTTCACGAATTGAAATACCACAGTATTGAAGTATCTTCATTGCTAATATATAATTATCTGAAAAAGGAAGTTCAAAATCTTGATAATCGGGTTGCGATTGGTCAAAAGCCGGCTCTCCACTTACCAAAGTAATATATGTCCATTTCGGTGTTTTAGGGTATCTAAAATAAACACACTCAACTTTTCCTTTAGCATTTATGGTATCGGGAAATAAATTAATTATGTCTCCCTCAAGAGTATATGATGGATAAAATTCAGTTGGACTTGTCAAGCTCGATGCATTTAGCATTGTTATTTTTCCAACACTTACTTTGTCAGCTTCTTTTACTGCCTTTGAATAAATGTTATATGTCTGAGTTGTAACTAAAAATATATTTGAACTTAATGTCAAAGAAGTATTTGAAGATATAATTAGAATTGTAGATACAGCGCCTGTATTTCCATTAACAACAATATCTCCTACGCTCAATCCATCAGACAAAAATGTAGCTGCAGAATTTACAAGTAGATTTGTAGTAACTGTAGTATTTGTTCCTGTTGTCAATTTTTTTGTATGACAAAGCATTTTTAAAATATAATAATCATCGGCTCCTGTTGTAGCAAGAGATGGTGCTAAATATCTATTTGAGCCCAAATGTGCTAAATAATTTGTAACTAAAAATCCTTCAAGTGTTTCGGCTATAGGTCCTTCAATTTCAGCATAATCACTTCCGGATGTACGTGCATTTTCAGCATTTATAGCCTTATTGTAATTTTTGAAGTATTCTTCAAATAACTCCATCTGCGCATTCTCAGCAAATAAATTGAAATCTGATGGAGAGATATACCCGTAATTATTCTTGTTAAGTATGGATAATACTGTATTTCTAACTTCGTTTATCATTTTAAATCTTTTTACAAATATAGTAAAAAAAAAGCACAGAAATAAATCTGTGCTAAGTTTCCGACCGGGGATACCCCAATCCCAAAAAAAATATTATTGAGGTAAGTTTGCCTCTAACATTTTAAGTGCATCAATACCATCATCACTTGCTAAGAAGTAACCCGCCATATCGTAAGGATCTTCTCCGTAAGGAACTGATAACATTTTCTTTTTATTGGTTGGTGTACTAAACCAAACTTCTTTATCGTTATTGCGTAATGCTAATAATTTTTCTTCAAAGAATAAACGAACTTTAGCTTGAAACTGAAGTTCAGGGTCGTTCAATGTAGCCAAGAATCCTCTTGGGTCATTTTTAGCAAATACTAATATGTCTCGTTTTAATTCTGCTGTAGAAATTGTAGAAGGGTCTTTACCAAACATAACTCTTGTAAGAGTTTCAATTTGCTCAAGTGAAAGTTTTCTCGCTTCAACTAAAGCATCTATCTCAAGGTCTAAATCTTCTACCTCGTAAGCAGCATCTTTTTCCTCATCTACTTCTACAAATATTTTACCGTTTAAAGGGTGATAATGTAAGAAAGCTTGTAATGAAGGATTAGTTCTTGAAACAGCTAAAAAACCATCTTCAAAAATAATTGGTTCAATAATTGCATTTCCATCTTGCTCATCCTCAAAAGGTGATTTTTGGTTTACTGCATATCTTAAAGCTCTGTTTTGATTCTTTTTTTCATCAAACCACATTAAAGGGAATCGTGGGTGATTTCTTGCCGCTAAGCTATATGAAAGCGGATTTCCTGTTGTTAATTTATAGACCTTGTCTATTGAAGGTGTTGTTGCCATTTTATAATAATTTAATTTAATTTAATTTTTTTTTACTTAAAAATATACAGAGGTAACTTATAAGTTACCTCTGTAGTATTTAAAAACTATTGATTAACCGTAACGGAATAATACAAAGTTATTTGCACCTAAAGTACATACACATCTTTCAGATAAGAAGTTAACTTCCATTGCATCTAAGTCAGATGTTTGAGCACCTCCGGCAGAACCTGTAATCCAAGTTTTGTAACGTCTGTCCTCAGCTTCAGAAGCACGGTATCTTACGTGTAAGAATGGTCTCTTAGCGTTTTTACCTAAGATTTGGTCATATACAGAAGTAGAACCTGCAGGAACCATAAGTCCTGTGATTGTACCTGTAGCCGTAGCTGCAGCAGTATTTAAACCACCTCTCATAGTAGGGTCATTTAAATATTTCCAATCAGACTTGTAGAAGTCATAACCTCTACGGAATCCTGTGAACCCTAAGTTTAATGCCATATCAACATCGTTATCAAATAAACCGAAAGATGCAGAATTTGCAGGGTTTGATGTACTAAATCCGTTTAGTCCTGCTAACATATTGTCGATGTCGAAAGACAATCCACGGTTAACAAATACTACGTTTTCTTCGATAGCACCTTGTTTGTCTAAACGAGAAACGATAGAATCCCAATCAGATAAAGTAGTTGGTGTACCACCACCCCAAACATTTCCTCTGTTGTTAACAACGTAGAAAATACCTTGAGATCCAATATAACCTGCAGAGTTAGCAGCAGAACCCGCAGCAGCAGGAACAGCTTCAATCATAGCAGTTTCTAAGTAATCTTCAAAACGTAAACGAGTTTCGTGTTCTGATTTCAAATACCACAAGTAACCTGTAGCACCATTTTCAGTAGTAACTTCAACCCATCCGATTTGAGCCATATCAGAACCATTAACCGCATATTTATCTTTGATGATAATTGGGTTATTGCTGTAGATGTCATCTTCAGATTCTAATGAACCAACCATTCCGTTAGTTCCTTTTTTGAACTCAGAACCGTAAATGAATACAGTACAAGCAGTAGATACAGCAAATGCTTGTCCTCCTGCCTCATAGTAAGCTACTGTGAAAGTAGTTGCTGAAGGAACCGCAGTAACGATTGCTTTGTTGAAAACACCTGAAGCGTTGTTTTGAATCATTAAAGTTTGTCCAACTCTAATTGCAATGTAAGTTACACCTGAATCAGCTACTGTAAAAGTCGCTGTTCCTGAAGCAGCAGCTGCTGCTGAAGTACAACTTGTGTATTTAATGTGAAGACGACCTTGTTCTGCCCATTTGATTTGGTCAGAATTAGAAGGCATCTCAGCACCTACCATTCTCAAGAATGATGCGATGGTTCTATTACCATATCTTTCAAATTCTTTCTCATAAGTATCAGGAAGATACTGATTCAAGAAGTTGAAGTTGGTAATGTAGTTTGTTTGTAAAGCTACCTGCTCCGCTGCCGGTTGTAATGCATAGGTAGGATTACTTAATAAAGCACTTGCCATTTTGTTTAATTTTTAAGTTTATAATCTTTTTATACTACGGATTTTTAGACTTCTACCGGAATCAGGATTTACCGCTTTTACCTGTATTCCTTCCGTTGATTTTGTAATTTCAGGTGCTCTATTCTCAGACATTTGAATATTTTTAATGCTCTTCATAGTACCTTCCGTTGCATCAGATTGACCTTGTTCGTAAAAGAACTTGGCAAACTTCTCAGGATTCATTGCGATTGCTAAAGACCTATGATAACCTGCTGCATCTTTAATTAACCCTTGCTCATCTAAAAACTTATTAATAAAGTTAGCAGGTGTGGCTTGAGCCTTTTTTAATTCAGAGGCATCTCCGGGAGTGAAAGTGATTTTTTTGTCATTAACATTGAACTCAAAACCTTTGAACTCTCCGTTAAATACTTCATCAGATTTTTGGTTAAACCAACTTCTTTTTCTTTCATTCTCTTCGTCAATAGTCTTCGCTTGCTTGGTATATTGCTTGTAGCTTTCGTAAACTTCTTTTTCCTCATCAGAAATTAGTGGAGCACTCGACTCAAGTGGCACTTTATATTTTTCTTTTTGAGAATTAAAAAACTTCTTTGCTTCAGCAACAGCCTTTTTCTTTGTAATTTTAATTCTTTTAATATGTGATTCATCGTCAATATCTTCGTCATAACGATAATCATCCATTAAAGAATCAATATCATCAGCATCAAGTCCTTCTTGAGTTGCTGATAAATAATTTTTAAGTAAACTTTCAGGATCCATTGAATCATAATCTTTCTTAAGATTTAAGAAATCTTCAAATCCCCTTCCTGTTTCCTTTTTATATTTCATATAAGTAGCAACATCTTCCGGTAAAGCCTCGGCTTCTTCCCTTTGTGCTGTTAATTCATCTAATGAATTTATCTGCTTATTATATCTTTTTCCAATATATGAAAGAACTTGTTCTTCATTTAACTCAGGTTGCTGTATAATATCTTGTACATTTTCCTGTTGTTTTACTTCATTCTGTACAATATTTTGTACATCTTCAAATTGTTGTTCGTGCTTATCAAGTAACTCTTGTTCTACTTGAGCAACTCCTTTTTCTTCAGAGCCATCTAATAATCTAACTTTTAATTCCATTTTAATTTGATTTTATTTGATTTAATTTTTTACAAAGCTATACAATTTTTTTGATATTTTATCGAGGCTCAAATTCTGACAAATCAAAGCCATCTAAGCTATCCTCATTAGATTCAAAATTTAATGGAGGTAAGTTATTTTTTCTTTGGTCTATCAATTTTGATTGCTCTGTATTTTGTTGGCTAATTCGCTTAGCTTTAGCATCTTCTCTATCTTGTTCACGATTACTTAATGTTTGCATTTCAATACCATTAAGTTGTTGATTATATTGAAACTCTTCAGCCATCAAATGAGATTTTAACTCAGCTTGTACCTGCATTGTTTTAATATTATATTCAGTCTCCATTTGTTTTAATTGCATCTTAGTTTGCAATTCAGTCTGCATTTTTTGAATAGCTAACTGACCTGCCATCTCTTGAGATTTTAATTGTTGTTGAGCAATCATTGCTTGTTGTTGCATTTTCATTTGCTCTTCACGGTCTTGCTTCTTAATACGCTTCATCTTCAATAACTGATTAGCAAGTTTAAGATTTCTAATCTCACGAATATCAATTGCATCTTCAAGATTAATATCTCCTTTAGATAATGCCATTTGGATATTACCTTCAAGCTGTGCTTTTTGTTCTTCGTCAGGTGCTACTTCAATAAAGATACCAAAATCATAAATATAAAGATCCGCAATATCTCCTAATATGGAAACATTATACCTTCCTATTTGATTTATAAATTCATCTTTAAAATCAGAGTACTCTAATATATCTCCAATTCTATAAGTTAAAGCCTCAGCCATTGAGCGATAAATATATAATCCACCTTCAAGAATATGACGTGTAGCTGTATTTGAATTTAAAGCTGCTAATTTTTGTAAACCAACTAATGAATTAGGGTCAGGAGTAGAACCATCTCTTGCTTCATTTAAACCTGTTACAGTTCTAATCATATCCATATAATGATTGTAATTAGCAATAAGCATTTGTGTTTTACCTACACCTGTATTAGAATTTAATTGTGTAATTGGAATTTTAGCATTGTTAAAGTCTCCATCTTGAGTAAAACTTCTACCAATAACAGAACCTGTTTGAAAGTATAACCTTAAAGCATCCTCAGGATTATAAGCTGCACCATTGCCTAAGTCAACTTCATTAAGACCATCGGCATCAATGAATACACCATCAGGAACTACTCGATTAATTACTTGTTGTAGTTTTAAGTGTGTAATTTGAATAAGGTCTGCAAATGGTATCATCCAACGAACTAAA